TATTTAGAAACAAATTCTGGCATTATTCTTGAGCATAGTTTAGACGAAATTGTTGAAATTTTGTCAGATTATGATATATTTTTTTCATTAACTGAAGCCGCTCCTGTTAGAAAGATGGTTGTAAGGGGAGGAAGAAGAAAGATTGTCTTTAGATGTCCTCCTGGACAGAAAAAAATAAAAAGAAGATGTGTCCGTAGACCTGCTGCAGAATTGGCAAGAGTTAAACGTGGGGCAAGAAAGGCAGCAAGAAAAGCAAAGGGGAAAAAATCAAGAGCAAATCGTCGCAGAAAAATTTCTTTAAAAAGAAGAATTGGTTTACCTAAAAAACACCACAAATAAATTATGTTGATATTAAAAAAGATACGTTGGAAAAATTTCCTTAGTACAGGAAATAGTTTTACTGAAATTATAATAAACAAACGTAAAAGCACACTCATAAGTGGTGCTAATGGATCAGGCAAAACTACTTTGCTTGATGCTTTAGTATTTGGTTTATTTGGAAAACCATATAGAAATATTAATATTCCACAATTAGTTAATAGTATCAATAAAAAAGACTGTGTAGTTGAGATTGAGTTTTCTATTGGTGGAATTGATTACAAGGTTATACGCACTCTTGCTCCAAAAACATTAGAAATTTATAAACAAGGTAAACTTATAGATCAAGATTCTAAAGCAAAGGATTATCAAAAGATGTTTGAAGAAAATATCTTAAAGATGACCTATAAAGCATTCTGTCAAGTAATTGTTCTTGGATCAACTAATTACGTTCCTTTCATGGCACTGACTGCTTCTGAGAGGCGAGAAATTGTAGAAGCACTTCTTGATATTGATGTGTTTTCTATGATGAATGTTCTTCTTAAGGGTAAGATCTCTGAAAATAAAGAAGAATTAAAAGATATTCAACATAAGTTAGATATTCTTAAAGAACGAGCAGATGCTCAAACAAACCATATCAAAGTTCTCAAAGAGAAGAGCAAGTCTTCTATTGATAAGTATCAAGAAGAAATAGAACAATCAAATATACAAAATATTGAATTAGAAAATGAAGTTTTAGATCTTATGGCACAGATAACATCTTTACTTGATAAACTAAAAGGTCAAGATGAATTTTTGTCTGAATATTCCATAAATGAAACTGCAATAAAAACAGATAAAATTAGTATGAGTAAAATTGATAAAGAAATACAATTTTATCATAATAATGATAAATGCCCAAGCTGTTCTCAAATTATTTCTTCAAATTTAAAGAATGAAAAAATCCATGAATGCGATCTTAATAGATCTGAAATAGAAAAAGAAATAGAGAACAAAAGAAAAACAAATGAAGATCTATCAAAGAAGATAGAACAATATTCTCAAATTGATTCTAAGATAGAGAAAATTCAAGATAAAGTAAAAGAAATTAAAGCACATATTTCCTCAAATAATCAATACATAAAGAAGATCAATAAGCAAATATCTGATCTTCAAACTGAATCAAACAATATGGATTCGGAGAATGAAATTCTTCAGACTATAATTGAAGAGGGTAAAAAACATTCTGCTGATAAGAAAGAATTAGAAGAAAATTCTCAATATTATGCTATGGCCGCAATGATACTCAAAGACTCTGGTATTAAGAGCAAAATTATAAAATATTATTTACCAATTATGAACAAGATTATCAACCAATACCTTGATCATATGAGTTTCTTTGTTCATTTTGAATTAGATGAATCTTTTACAGAAACAATTAAGAGTAGGCATAGAGATGTGTTTACCTATGCAAGTTTTAGTGAAGGTGAAAAAAGAAAGATTGATTTAGCTCTTCTATTTGCATGGAGAGAAATAGCAAAATTAAAGAATTCTTTAAATTGTAATTTACTTATTTTTGATGAAGTGTTGGATGGTAGTCTAGATGATACTGCTACTGATTCTTTCTTAAGTATTATAAATTCTAAATTCTTTAAGAAAGATACCAATATATTTGTTATATCACATAAACCAAAGGATACCCTACAGGATAAATTTAAGGGACATTTAACCTTTGTGAAGAAAAATAACTTTAGTAGACTTGACATTCCGTAATCGTGCATATATATTGGTTGTATGGCTAAGAGAATCCAAAAAGGCGACAGCGTTGAATCTATTGTTATGGGTGATGAGCCTCTGTGGAATACTAATATTCCGCTGACGGATGAATATCTTTCTGGTTATATCATCAAGCATACTAATTGGTGTAATTACCATTGGGATCAGAGAGATTACCGAAAGGCAGTCATTGAATATTTAAAGAGTAAGAAGAATAAAAATCTCTTTAATAGTATTGGCAAAAAGAGTTCTGATAATTTTGCATTCCGTGAAATTGGCAATCTATGCCGAATGTTGACTTTGGGGTGTCCACTATCCGACAAACTGCTTTCCTTTATCAATAGCAAATTGAAGGAACTTAATTCTACAAACGATGTTATTGAAGCAGAAACAGAACAAGTAGAAAAAGTAGATATTCAGCAGAGAATTAAGGATAAGACAAAAGATCTTATCGATATTATTGAAGAAAAGGTAGACCATTTTGTGGAATCTCTGTGCGAAGATCGGCCTTATTATTTTCAACCACTTTCTTGGTTGGTTAATATTGGTGTAAAGCCTGTACATACACAAGAAATTATTAAACTCTTTACTCCCCGTAAAGAGGAATTGGAGAAGGCTTTAAACGGCGATAAGGAGCTCATGGAAGGATACTCCTTCTTGGGAAGGGCCAAGACTCGCAAGTATTTGGAATTCAATACAGACATTCTAGCGGCCTGCAATACGATTGCAGAAAATAAGCGCAAACCCAGAAAGAAGAAGAAAGTTTCTCCAGAAAAACTTGTTTCTAAACTAAAGTATATGGTAGAAGACCCATCTACTAAAATTAAGTCAATTGATCCTAGAAAGATCATTTTTGCAAATATTTTATTAACTTATAACACAAAAACTAGGAAAGCTTGTTTTTTTAGTTCAAAATCGGGGTTGAGTATTAAGGGTAGTTCAATTATTGGTTTTGATGGAGCAGAATCTTCTTTAAAGTCCTTAAAGAAGGAAAGTTATGTTTTTGACTTGACAAAACAAAATAAAGACGTATCATCTGTCTATAAATCTATAAAATCTAAGGAGAAGCCTGTAAAAAATAGACTAAATACTGATGTGTTGCTATTGCAGGCAATTAAATTATGATCCTAATTGATAATTCACAATTGTTTTTTTCTTCATATTTTTCACATGGTCATGCAACTGGAGAAGTAAATGACAATCTTGTGCGACACACTCTACTCTCTCAATATGCTAGAATCAACGATAAGTATCGTTCTAGGTTTGGTAATATTGTTATTTGCAACGATGCTGATAATTATTGGAGAAAAGAGATATATCCGGGTTATAAGCAACAAAGAAAAGAACAAAAAGAAAAAAATACAGATGTAGATTGGAAACATCTGTATGAGACATTTGATCGAATAAGAACCGAGATCAAAGACAATCTTCCATATAAATCGATTAGAGTTGCTAGATGTGAAGCAGATGATATCATGTATGTTTTGTGTAAGCACTATTCTCCCGAAGAGAAGATGCTTATTGTATCATCTGATAAAGATATGATTCAACTTATGAAATTTAAAAATGTTTCTATTTATTCTCCAAAAACCGATAGTATTATCAAATCTATTGGAAATTTGGATCAATTGTTATTTACACACGTTCTTAAGGGAGATATTTCGGATAATATTCCAAATGTATTGACAGATACTGATACCTTCCTTTCTAAAAAGGAACGACAAAAGCCGATGACAGCAAAACGTATTGTGGAGTTTACTGAAAATTCTTCTTTAATTAATCAAAGTAATTTGGATAGAAATAGAAATTTGATTGATCTATCATATATACCAGAGGAATATGAAAACAATATTCTTAAAAAATTTAAAGAAACAATTCCAGCCAATAGACAAAATATTTTTGACTATTTGGTTTCTAATAAAATGAAATTGCTTCTAGAAAGTGTAGAGAGTTTTTAATGAAATACATAACAAGATTATATTCGGAAATACTTAATGAAATTAGACAAGCAAAAACAAAAGAAGAAAAATTAAATCTTTTAAAAGAAAATAAAAGTGAAGATTTAATGTTAATTTTTAAACTTGGTTATGGAAACCATAGTACACCGTATAGAAATGGTGTGCCAAAATATATTCCTGATGATTCTCCGCATGGATTATCTTATACAAATCTGCACAACGAATTACCAAGAATGAAATTTTTTTACGATTCTAAATCTAAAATTCTTGATGAAAAGTTTAGAGATAAAAAATTAACAAATATTTTACAAATGCTTCATTTTTCAGAAGCATCATTACTTGAAAATATTTTTACACAAAAATTAGATGTATATGGTATAACTAAAGAATTGATTTTAGAAGCGTATCCAGAATTATCTAAGGAAATATGATATGGATAATAATTTTGATATATCTTCATTGAGTGAAATTAAAAAGCAAATGTTGGCTATGCCTGATGATGTTTTGAGGCTGGCATTAAATGTTGCAAACACAATGAATGCAAATAAAGTAAAAGAAAAAGCATTCAAAGGGCAACTGCAAAATGATCCTTTAATTTTAGATAGTGATACACATTCTAATGATATTTTACCAAAAACAAATAAACAAAATATTTTTCAAAAAGCAAAAAGTCTAGCAAAAGCATATGCATCTAGAGGATTTGATAACAAGAAAGCCCCACAAGAGGTAAAAGATCTTAGAATATTAAGTTGTCACGGCAATAATGAATTATCCCCCTGTCCGTATAGAAAAAATAGTGAAAAATATGAAGGATCTTTTTATTGCGGAGAATGTGGTTGTGGAGATAAGTCAAATACGCAGTTAATCAACCTTACAGTTGACGGAAAGGAATCGTATTCTAAATTAGATTTTCCAAGTGTATATTGCCCACTAGCCATGCCTGGGTTTATTAATTATGAAAAATCTGAAGAAACATCAGATAATTCTAGAAAAGTTTTTATTGAAAAACTTTATAGTGTAGAGTATATTATGAATAATTCGAACATCGAACTTAAGAAAGAGAGTGAAAATGATGAAAACAGCGACAACAACAAAACTGAGCAAGAGAACTCTTGATTTATTTAAAAACTTTTCCGCAATTAATGCAAATTTATATATTGAACCGGGTGATAGGATTTATACCTTAACCCAGTCTGCAACTATGTGTGCAGAGGCTAAGATTGAAGAAACTTTTGATACTAAATTTGGTATTTTTGATCTTCCAAAATTTTTGGGAATAGTTTCTCTTTTTAATAATCCTGAATTTGAATTTGATGATAAATTTGTAACAGTATATGGCCAAGATAACTCTAAGGTAAAATTTTATTATTGTGAATTGAAGTTAATTGACAAACTTGTTAAAAATTTTGGTAAAGCACCAAAATTAAAAGAAGTTCGTTATTCTTTTGATATATCTGCTAAACAAATTTCAGAATTAACTAGAGCATCTAGTGTTCTTTCTCTCAAAAATATTAGTATTGAAGCATCAGAAAATTCTGGAGTAACTGTTAGTATTTTTGACAAAGAAAATTCAACACCAAATTCATATGCAATCGAAGCATCTAATGGCACAGTACACAGTGAAGATGCTAATAAAATTTTAATTTATTGTGAAAATGTAAGTAAAATTTATTCTGGCGATTATCGTGTTGATGTCACAGATAATGTGTCTTGTTGGACACACAAAACTATAGATTTAAAATATTACATTGCAAACGATACTATTAAGGAATAATTATGCTAGTAAAAGATTCATTTCTTTGGGTTGAAAAATATCGACCACAGAGAATTGAAGATTGTATTTTGCCTGAACATCTGGAAGATACTTTTTCTTCTATTGTGGCTTCAGGTGAACTGCAAAACCTTCTATTATCTGGTGGCCCAGGTTGCGGCAAAACCACGGTAGCAAAGGCTATCTGTGAAGAACTTGATATGGATTGGATGATTATCAATTGTTCTGAAGATGGAAATATTGATACATTAAGAACAAAAATTAGAGATTTTGCGAGTAGTGTTTCTTTGACAGGAAACAAAAAAGCAGTAATTCTTGATGAATTTGATTATTCAAATCCATCAAGCATGCAGCCAGCTCTTCGAGGATTTATAGAAGAGTTTGCAGACAATTGTAGATTTATTATGACTTGTAATTTTAAAAATAAAATTATAGAACCATTAAAATCTCGTTGTACAAATATTGAATTTAAGTTTTCCAAAGACGATAAATCAAAAATTAATGCTAAATTTTTGGCAAGATTACAATATATTTTAAATAATGAAAAACTACAATATGATGATAAAATTTTAGTAAAACTTATTTTAAAATATAATTTTGATTTTAGAAGAATTATCAATGAACTCCAAAGATATTCTGTTTCTGGAAACATAGATTCTGGTATTTTGTTGCAAATTGGCGATGTTAATATTGATAATTTATTTGTTAAAATGAAAGATAAAAATTTTTCAGAAATTAGAAAATGGGTATTTGAAAATTTAGATAATGATATTGCACATATTTTTCATAAAATATATGAAAATTTAAATGATAAACTTGCTTCAACTAGCATTCCTCAAGCAATTTTAATTTTAGCAGATTATCAATACAAATCTGCATTTGTTGTAGATCAAGAAATTAATTTAACTGCATGTATAATTCAACTAATGGTAGAATGTGAATTCAAATGAGTAGTGTTTTTGATTATATAAATTCTATAAATTTTTCTAAAAAAAATATTATGGAAGAGGACGGATCTGAAAAGGAGTATATTCCATATATTGTAAATAAAACATTATCATATTTTTCAGACACGATAATGCATTCAAATGAATTGAATATTAGACCACTTATACCCAAAAAATATCAATATGAATATTATTTAAAGACTGTTAGACCCAGAAAAAGATTCTCAAAATGGTTAAAAAAAACTGATCAACCTGATATAGAAATTATAAAAAAATATTACAATATTTCATCTAAAAAAGCATTAGAATATCTATCAATACTCACAAAACAACAAATTAAGCAATTAAAGAAGGAAATGAACGAAGGCGGTCTAGCCTAATATTTTTATAAATATAAATGTATATTATTATATAAATTTATATAGGTAAATATTATGGAAAATACTGTTTTGTTTGTTGATTCTTTACTAGAAGTAACTATTGAAAAAGAAGATGATTTTTTAAAAATAAAAGAAACTTTAACTAGAATTGGAGTTTCTTCTAAAAAAGAAAAAAAATTATACCAATCATGCCATATTTTGCACAAAAAAAGTAAATATTATATTGTTCATTTTAAAGAATTGTTCATGTTAGATGGATTAAAATCCGATATAACTGAGACTGACATTGGTAGAAGAAATATGATCGCAAAACTTTTAGAAGAATGGGGGCTACTAACTGTAGTAGATAAAGACAAAATGAATGCCATTTTGACACCAATTAATCAAATTAAAATAATACTCCATAAAGAAAAAAATAATTGGTTATTAGTTCCAAAATATCATATAGGAAAGAAATTTTAATGTCAGCAGGAATATACGATATTTTGACAGAAGGAAATTCTGATTTTGATTTATACATTGAATATGTTGATTATAATAATAATTTAATCTCATTATCAAGTAAAACTATAACCTTTAGTATAAAAAGATCATATCTTTATGATAGAAATGATCTTTTTAGTTTTAATAATAATAATAATCAAGTAGAAGGC